CGTCGCTTGGTGTGCAGCATGTAGAACTCGCGCTGCACACCAAGCGACGTAACCATAGCCGTCGGCGAAGCGCCCTGCAAGCGAACAAGATTGATCGCCTTCTGCAAGTCTTCCTTCGACAAACGATAATTCGTCGTGTCAGCAATCGCCATGCGCTGGTTGTCCCACCACTTCTCCGTGGAACCATCCAACTCGCCAAGATAATTACTTGACGTAGCGACAGAAACAATACGCGACAAACCATCAACCTCGTTGGAACGCGAACCAGTAGCAGAAACGCCACCATCGGCACCCGCACCAGCGCGGAAGATAAAGTGCGTAGCACCCGTAGTAACGGCAGCACCACTAATCGTGATCGTGCCATTGTCATAATCAACAGCCGTAATCTCGCGACCAGCAGCAATCGTATTAACATCAGCAGCCGTACCAATATCAATCAGCATACCAACATACAAGTGACCCTTACGAATCGCTTCCTTACCAGCAAACACATCAGTACCCGAAGCAGCATCAGCCGCAAGAACCACGACATTAGCCGCACTCGTCACACCACACTTAGCGATACGAGCAGTACCATCACCATAGACCTGACGAGCCATATCGCGCCGCAGATCATTACGAAGACCATCCAACTCGGCCTTCAAAACCTGCAAGAACGAGCCAGCATCACTCTTCGTCTTAGCAACCGACGGACCAGTAACCTGAACAGCACCATACAGGTACTTCAGATCATACTTAGCCTTGTCATAGCCCTGCTTACCAGCAACCGGCAACGCAGCAGACTCGCCACGCGCACCAATACCACCAGAACGCGTCTTATGCAACGGCACATACGCGTACTTACCAACCAAATCCTCCGACCGCGACTCAAGACGCGACAAGAGAAGAACTTCATTATTCAACTGCTCTGCAACAGGCCCAAGGTAATACTCCTTGAGAATATTAGAGAGCGTAGAGAGAGTAGCACCATCAGTACTAGCCATTCTCACACCTCCTATTAGTAGATAAACCTAGGAGATATTACGGAGCGCTTCCATAGCCGCCTTATGCGCCGCATCCAGATTAGAACCAAAATCCTTAGACGGAACACTAGCCGGACCACCGGGAGCCGGAGTCGCACCATGAGGAACCTGCTTAGACTGCAAATAATTACCCAATAATCGCTGCTGAATAGCATGATACTGGTCAGCCGCAGCAAACAAGTCCCCATTAGTAGCATGTGCAAGAGTATAAACAGCATCCATATCATCATCCGTAAAATTCGGATTCGACGTACGAATAGTCTGCTCCTGCACCGTTAACTCTGCTTCCAAAGCCTGAAGTTCCTGCTGCTCCGTCATCTGATGACGAAACTCACGCATCTCTTCTAACTCGCGGACAACCGCATCTGGAAGCGTCCCATAATCCTCCGAAACAATAGGTTCAGCCATTACAGGGATCTGGTTATGATCCGCAATGCCCAACTGATTAGAAACATGACTCACAAACTCTTTTGCAAAAGCCGGGTCCGAATCTAACTGCTGAACAAAACGTACCATCCGTACTGCCTCTTCCGGATCAACCTCAACCTCGCCAAACGCACCAAACTTAGTACGCAACTCGGCAAGTTCCTGAGTCTTGCGAGTGTAATCAGCCTGCATAGACTTATACACCGTTTGCATATCCTCAGGAAGATCATTCGGATTAAAACCAGTAAAGGATTCCACATCAGTAGGATTGTCCTCAACAATAGCCTCACCCGAATCAATCAGAGCCTCCTCATTCAAAGAATCAGGAAGTTCCAAAGATAACGCTTCCTCAGCGCCACCAATATCAATCTCACTCATCAATTACCCCTTGTTTTCTAAGAGTCCCACGTATTTGGGTTGCTCTTCAACAACGACCTCACTATCAATAATCTCCGCAGTACGAGCCTCAGCCGCAACCACAAGACCATCAACAAAACCACTCATAAGTTCCTTCATATCATCACGCGAAGGAAGCGTATGAACAGTCTCAGTCCGCTTAGTCGCCAAACCAGACGCTAAACGAATCTTATCATCCATAATGCCAACAACAGTCGCAATAGCACTCAACTGCTTAACCTCAGCCAACGGAATTAATTCTTCTAATTTAATAATAGCCTGCTCACGCACACGACTCGCATGATGAACAAAACTCTCAGCAGACTGCTCAACCAACTGTGCCCCACCATTCGACGGCGCACCCTCAGCCTCCCAATCCTTAATCCAATACCGCAGAGTACCATGCGGAACACCAGTCTCACGACTCGTCTTACGCACATTATGATCATTCAAAACCCACTGAACATACGCATCAGCCTTATCCTGATCACTCCACTCAATCCTACTCAATATTAGCCGCCTTCTCCATATACTTCTGCTCCACCTTCTGAGCCTCCAAAGCCTGATTACCAACCAACTTATTAATCACACCCTGCTGATACTCCTGCATACCCTCAAACTGAGTCTCAGGCGCATTAGGCTTATCCTTATTATCAATAACAACCGTATCAAGCGCAGGCTCCAACAACTCCTGCGGAGTAACATTCTGCACACCAGCCTGATTAAGAATCTTAGAACCAGTAGTCGGCCCAACAGCACCACGCAACTGCATAGTAACCTTCGGAGCATCCGACGACGGCACATTCTCCAACTTAATCTTCTCCTGCGTCAACTCAAAATGCCGATAAAAACGAGCCTGAACACTCATAGGAAGCGTATCAAACTCTGCACTCTTCATAAACATAGCATGAGTCTCAATATGAACAGGCGAATTCTCAAACGGCAAAGGCTTCAAACCAGCCTCAATACTCTCCTTCAACAACTCGGGAGACAACGAAGCAACCTGACCCGTCTCAGGATCAACCTGAGGATTCTGCATAGCCATCATAATATCACTAGCAGCCTTATTAGCCGCATTCATATTAACCGCAACACCATCAAGCAACTTATCATGCTCACGCATAGCCTGCTCCTCATCCGCCTCAAACTGCATCTGAAGACTCTTAAAATCAGCCATATCAAGATACTTATACGCCTTAGTAGGCGACAAAATACCCATCGTCAACAACTGCATCACACGAGCCTGCCGACCCGCACGAGTACGCGGAAGACCAGAACCAGCCTCAACACGAATCTGAACACCCTGAATAAGATCAGCATCCTCAAACCGCTCAACCTTAGGCTTAGAACCAGAACCATTAATAATAAGCATACGCGGCTCACGATAATAAGACTGAGCCAACTGAAGCATCTGATTACCAGCACGCTCCAACCCCTTCTCCATAAGCATAATCTGAGGCGCAAGACGATCCGTAGCAGCCTCCTGAAGAAGATCAATAGCAATACCAGCCTCAACATTAGGCGGCACACTACCCTCCATAATCTCATTCAAACCAAACGTATCCTTCAACCGCACACCAAGATCCTGCAAATGCTCAAACACATAAGAAGGAAGACTAGGAATAGGAATAGCCTCAGGAACCTTACCAGCCACCGGATTATACTCGAAAATAGCACCCGGCTCATCCGTAATACGCTGACGAAGCGAACCCACCGGAGCCAACATCTGCGGCTTCAACGTAAGATTCTTATACTCAATCATCTGCGACAACGTACGATTCAACTCTTTCTGAAGCGGAATAGCCTGCTCAACAACAGACGAATCCCACAACTGCCCCGGAATACGCATACCCGGAAACTTCACCAACGGCAACTCCTCAAACGGAAAAGGCCACGGAGCATCATACAACACAATATCAGGCGAACGCGTAAACACAACAAAACGCCCATCAGGATACTTAGAACCCGGCAAAAAATACCCGTAAATAACCTCACGCACATTCTCATCCGACTTAGACTCCATAGACCCAAACACACCCGGCAAAGCCTCATCAGGATACTTATTAACAGCATTAGCCTTAAGTTTAACCCCATAACGCTTCTCAACCTCTTCAGGACTCATCGGATGCACACAAAACGCGTACTGACAATCCTCAAACACCTGAGCAGAATCATCCAACAACACATCAAACGGACTCATCACATCAACACGAATATCACCCTGATACACACGACGCTCAAACATACTAGCATCAATACCCTCAGCCTCAAGATTCTTCTCAAAAAAATGCTGCACAAGAGGCTCAACAATCGGCTGACCATTAGGATCCATCATAACCTTCATACCCGGCCCAGACTTATCATCCCAACTAATCTTCCAAAAACCATTACCACAAATAATACTCCACATCATCGCCTCTTCACGCTTCTCAGTCAAATGGAACGAATCCCACCAAAACTCAAGAAGATTCTCCGCAACCTCCGTAGCCTTCTGAGCCTCAAAAGAAGCCTGACCCGGAGTCGCAAAAAACTGTGGCTTCGACTTAACAAGCCGAGACAACAAACTATTAGTATTAGGCGCAATCTGATTAGACACCAAACGCACACGATAACGAGGCTTATCACCCTCATCCGTAGGAAGCGCCTCAATACGACGCGACTTACGATTATAAAACACATACTGCTTACCCTTATAAAACGCCAAATTCAACTTCCACTGACGCTCCAACAAATCACGCTGCCGACGCAACTCATCAACCTTCTTAACCAACTTATTAGCAGGAGCATAACCCGCAGGCGCACCCTCACTAGAATATGTCTGCGAATCCAACACTACCACCCCCAATTAGTCAAAAACAATATCAGTAGGAACAAGACCAGACTGATCCAACAAACCCTTATACTCGCTAGGACTGATCAACTTATTCTGCAAAGCCCAATCAAGATCCTGCTCATCCTCACTTATCCTTAGATGACCCGTTGGAACCCCGCTTAACGGGCTTGCGCCCTCCAGCCGAAGCCGCTCCAACCGAATCCTCTCCTCCTCCAACGATAACATCCGCTCCGTCCACGACCGCTGCGTCTCCAGAATCTCCACCATCACGCTTAGTAACAACGTATCCTGCCTCTTCCGCAAGCCAAACAATAGTCTCCTCCTTCAACAACTTTAACCGCGAAGCGCCCAAATTCTTACCCTTATTACGAAAAGGCACCTCAACAACAAAAACATCACGATCAATACGCTCACCAGTAACACAATCCATATTATGCGAACTACTATTCTTAATATAAGCCATTACCACATACTCCCCATAAACTCGTCAACAAATTTATCCTCACTCTTCAACTCCGTAGGACGATCATTCAACACCCACGAAGGAAGAGAAGACGTAGAATCAGAATCAGTCGAAAAAAACGACTCACCCAACAAAGCACCAGCACAACGCAACGCAATCTCCATACTATCCAAACAGTCATCCCTAGGATTAGACACACTAGCATCATAATTAATCCACTCATCAATAAAATCACGATGCTCAGCCCGAATACGCACCTTACCAATACGAAAAAGAGGAGACATAGCCATAATACGCTCAAACTTCTTACCCTTAGCAAAAATAGGCACCACAGGAGGCATACTAGGCAGCCTCTCAGCCTGCTGCACAAGCGCAGCCTGATAAGCATTCGACTCAATACCAATAATATCAGGATTATACCGAAGATGATACTCTTGAATCTTCTCTAACTGGTCTGCAAACGGGATTTTAGCCGCATACTGGTCTAATAAGAAGACTTGGTTGCGTTTTGACACGCCAACTACAGTAATTACGAACCTATCGCCGCGTCCACTCATGCTAACAGCAGGGTCAACACCAATATACGTACTCATTTTCTCTAATGTGCCGTCTTCTTTGCGAGGAAAATCCTCGTTAGTGTAGTATTGGAGCCAATCACCAGCAAGATCCCGGCCAGCCATACTATCAAACGCAGCCATGTACTCTTGTGCGAATAATAAGGGGTGGTAACGCTGCTTAGTGTACTCCCACTCTCGTTTAGGAAAGTAAGGATTGTCTAGGCTACGATACTCTACGCGGCCTTGCATAGGATCCTTAAGAGAATCATTAGACCAGAACTCGTCATAGAACCAGTTCTTACCATCCGGCGTGGTCGTAGTAATAAGAAGCCCTTGCTTATCAGACAAAGCAGGCCGCATGACCTGCCAAGGCTCTTCGCTTCTAATAAACGCAGCCTCATCCATCCAAAGAATGTCCAAACCCGCACCACGAAGAGATTGAGGATCATCCGAAGATTTAAACTCAATAAGGCTACCATTAGGAAATTCAAAAGTCATAGCGCCACGGTTCTCTTTTACATCTTTACCGATCTCTAAACCAGCACTCGTAATAACCTTACGCAAAGTTAAAAGAGCGGGACGCAAGACTTTATAATCTTTACTAGTAGCCCAAATCCACAAGGGACTCTTATCATTACGACCATGCGCATCCAAATGGAATTGTTCCGGATACAACGCATAGAATAACACTTCCCACGCAGCAGAAAGCGTCTTACCGCCACGACGACCAGCGACCAGATGCCTAAAACGCGTCAAATTATCTTCATTAGAATTAGTATGAAAAAGCATCTGCCACAAGTGTGGCGCATACCCCTTAGATAAGAACCAACCAATCTTCTCAGGATACTTCAAAAAAATCTCGTTAAGGGCCGCCTTATCACTAGGCGCACCATCCTTAAAATTATAATTAGGCACTACGCCACTCCTTAATGTGGACGATGCCCCGCACACTTAGGACACTTAGAATAATAATGAGGATGCTCTAAGTCACAAGTGTGACAATACCAAGGCTCCTTCTTAACATTTTTAATGCGGCGCTTAGGCTGCACATTACTACCAAACATCAGAACTCCTTAAACCATAATCTCATGACACACACCAGTAGAAACAACATACTCATAAGCAGCGCCAGAATCACTAATGGCCCTATTAAGGATAAAATTTCCTCCCGCCTCGGTATGGTAAACAGGAGAGTATGTCCTTGTAACCGTTGTCGTATTTGCGTCATCCATATAAAAAAGCGACGTTGTATCTGGCGTACTTGCGTAATCCGTTTCAAAACTAAACATAGACATATACGAGTTTGATAAACCGCCACGAACACTATTAAACCCAGCAGGGTTGGTAGCAATAGCGAGATTCTTAGCAACCCGAAAGCCAGCGTTATACGAAGCGGCCTCGCCACTAATTACCCATTGACACAACAACTTCGAATTTGCGTACCTCGGAGTAATCGCCAAATTAAGTTGGGTTATCACCCCGCCGCTGCCATACGAAACTGGAGTATCGCTACGCACCCAAACAGTCTGCACAACACTACCAGCAGGATGAATACGCTGCCACGCAGCACCATCATAATACCACAACAACTTAGTATCAGTCTCAAAAAAGTCTTGACCAGCAACCATACCAGTCATAGCCGTACGATCCGCCGCCAAACCAGCAGTAACACCCAAACCACCAAAAGCCTTAGCCACAAACCACCCCCATAAGACTATAAAGAACCACAAAAACAATAATAACACAAAGAACAAAAAAGACTTACATATACTATAACGAAACCAAACAAGAAAAAGTGACACCAAACACAAAAACACAACACAAACTTAACAAACCATAACAAAACCCACACAAACCACACAGTGCCAAAAATATCTCACCTTTAATTTATACTAGTCAGGTAGGGGAGAACGGGGGTTTGCTCCTCTATTTTCGATTGTCAACTATTTTCGGTACTAGTAGCCACCCCACCTATCCTACAAGCCTACAGTATGACAACGATACGTACACAAGTACGCGTCGTAGTATAATACCCTCATAGTATACACCTAACAAACGAGTAACAATCAGCCCATACCCTATCAGCCACACTCTTTTATTGTGCCAACATACACAATCAAGTATGTGATATCAACTGTGTTTGTGTGTCCTTACGAGTAGCACACTGCGTGTGCATTGTGTGGGTTGTAGTACAGAGAAACAACACCGTCTCTCTGTGTCCTGAGGAGTTCCGCTATGAACAGCAAGAGCCTGATCAATGAGTCGCCGGATACGGCGTGTGCGTTGGGTTTCGCTACTGGTGTGGCGCAGGCCGCGATTGGTGATGGTGTTGGGAAGGCTGGGGCGCAGCAGATCATTCTGGAGGCGATGCGTGAGGAGACGCTGCGTTTGGTTGCTTCGGATGATGCTGCTGAGTGTGTCTTTCAGTACGTGTTGGGGTTTATGATTGGTCTTGGTAAAGTGGGGGAGGAGGCTGATTGGGATCGGCAGGAGGCTGAGTGGCGGGCTTCTGGGGGATACTGGCTGGATCAGGATATGTAGCACACTTGCGTGTGCTTTGTGGGTTTCAATCTACTAGACCTAGGAGGTCATGATGTTCGATCAGAAGATGGTGGACAACGTGGAGAAGTGCTGGATGCACCTGAAGGTGAGCATGGAGATGCTCAACAAGGCGGAGGCGATGCACGAGGTGGTGATGCGTTACCACGACCCGGAGAACCTGTACCTGACGACGACGGCGGAGATGAGCCGTGGCGTGGTGTGTCAGATGTGGGACTTGGAGATGGAGGCGCAGACGGACTTGGGTTGGGCGTTGGAGAGCCTGCTGAACGGGTGTCAGTCCACGTTGGACGAGAAGAAGTAGAATGATGGTGGTCCTGAGTAGGACTGTAAACTGCTCACAATTCTACTAAACCTTGGGAGGTAATCATGTACTACGACTGGCGTGTGGATAAGTTGGTGTTGAACAAGCATGAACTGTTCATAATCAGGCTGTTGAAGCAGAAGTGGTTCGTGTTGGCTGAAGAAGAGGGCGAGTTGCTGATTGAGTGGGAGATGTGCTTGGATAACGGGATGCTGAAAGCGGCAGAGCGGTTGCATGAGTTGATTAGTGCGAAGCGGTCAGAAAAGTCGGAGGTAGTAAATGCTGCGTTGTTCTTGTCGGGGGGGCTTCACGATACTCTGTTCGGGGGTGAAGAGGATATATTGGTGGTTGATGAAGATGAAGGAGTCAGTGATGAATAGCAACGCAATGAGTGCTCGTTACGATGTAAACTGGGAGGTAGGCTTCGAAGATAACGGAGACTTTGCAGGCGTGGAGTACTACGTAAATCATACTGGTATCAAGTCTGATGGTGTTTGGGTGAATGAAACCGTGTTCACTGGTAACAAGGCCGAGTTGGGTGTGTGGTTCGCAAAGTTGGCGGGAGAAGAGAGCGGTTTCGTATCCGTAACAATTGAGGAGAGGTTGTAATCGTGGATGCAGTGTTGTACATTGTGATTCTACCCGTTTTGGCTATGCTTGTAGCCGTCTACATTATTGAAAGGTGTTGGTGATGTTTCACATTCTAGAGCAAGTGCCGGGTGTGTTTGAGGTTTGGTTTGTGTGTGATGAGTTTGATTATCTTTGGAGTTTTGTTGGTGAGTTTGATTCGCGTGATAGTGCAGAGGATGAGGTTTCTGCGCTTATGTCGTTTGTTTGATACAATTTGAGGGGTGGTACCGCCCATAAACGGTACATTCCAACTAGTATAGGAGTTTATGATGTCTGATCGCAAGTGGTGGTTGTCTGCCAATATTCGTATCCATCTGACTTTCAAGTATAATGGTATGGAGAAGGCGGATTATGATGTGTGGGTTGTGGAGGAGGCGAAGCCGTATCGGATTGCTGAGATTCCAGAGTTGTTTAATGGTGTGGCTGCGTATGGTTATGATTTGTTTGATGTGGCTTGGTTGAATGTTTGGTGGTATGCGGAGGGTCGTGAGCCTAATTCGTCGTGGGCTTCTGTTCGGCCTGCGGGGTTGGTGGTTCCGGGTACGCATGTGATTGGTGATGTGGAGGTACAGGGTCGCGTGTTGGATGTTGCGAAGAAGACGAAGCCTGTGGTGGTTCGTCAGGCGACTGAGGAGGATTTGGCTCGGTTGGAGCGTGATAAGAAGCCTAATCTTCAGTCGTGGGAGTTGATTGAGCGTGAGAAGATGGGTGTTGAGTGGTTGAGGTGTCATGCGGCTGATGAGGCTTACGAGGTTGATTATGCTACTCGTGAGGAGTTGGAGGCTTGGCGTGCGCATGATTGGGTGGTTGCGATGGATGAGAAGGATGAGAAGGTGATTGACTAGTTGTTTGTCGTCCTGAGTATGACGTTAAACTGCTCGGTTGTTTTTTTTTTCGAGGCTGGGCCGGGTGGCGTTAGTGAGGGTGCGGGAGTATGGTTTTGTTTGAGTGTTTGTTTCTTGTTGTGTGTGTTATTTTTGTGTTTATTATTGTTTATGTTTTGTTTGAAAGGGGTTTTGATGATGTGTAGGTATTGGTGGGTGTTTTGTTATGGGGATTGATCGTAATGCTATGTATGGTCAGGTTGCTGAGTCTCTTATTGGTTTGATGGAGTCGGGTGAGGCTCCGTGGACTAAGCCTTGGATTGTTCGTGGTCGTAATGATCCGTTTGCTCCGCGTAATGGTTATTATGATTCGGCGTATAATGGTTTTAATAGTTTGTATTTGTCGTGTGTTATGGCTGATCGTGGTTGGAGTGATCCTCGTTTCTTTACGTATAAGAATGCTGAGTCTCTTGGTGGTCAGGTGCGTGAGGGTGAGAAGTCTACGCTTGTTGTGTATAATAAGCGTGTGTCTAAGAAGGATGAGGAGTCTGATAAGGTTAAGTCGTTTTATTTGATGAAGTATTATCGTGTGTTTAATGCTGCTCAGATTGATGGTGTTGAGGAGTATGTTCCTGTGGTTGTTGAGGAGGTTGTTCCTGATGATCCGTTTGGAGTTGCTGCTGGAGTTGGTGCTGATTGGTTTGAGTATACTGGTGTTGTGTTGGGTCATGGTGGTGATCGTGCTTTTTACTCTCCTTCTGGTGATTTGATTCAGATGCCTGAGAAGTCTCAGTTTATGGGTATGTTTAATTATTATCATACGTTGTTTCATGAGGTTATTCATTCTACTGGTCATGAGTCTCGTCAGAATCGTTTTAAGGTTGAGTCGTTTGGTTCTGAGCGTTATGCTAAGGAAGAGTTGGTTGCTGAGTTTGGTGCGGCTATGGTGTGTGTGAATGCTGGTGTTCCTATTGAGCGTGAGGAGTCTGCTGATTATATTCGTCAGTGGGCTAAGCGTTGTAAAGATGATCCGGGTCTGTTGGTGACGGCTGTTAATGCTGCTCAGCGTGCTGCTGATATGGTTCTTAATGTTGCTAGTGTGGAGGAGTTTGATGCAGTATCTAATTGAGCGTGGGGAGGCTGTTGCGGCTTTGACTAGTATTAATAATGCTATTTTTGTGCTTCATAATGGTCTTGATTGTTATTTTGATTTGTATGAGGATCCTACGGGTGATAGTGTGTCTGTGCCTGATTGGGTTATTGATATTAATGATGGTTGTTGTGCTGCGCTTAAGGAATTGGATGAGCGTATTCTTACTTGGGGGTTTTGATTATGTCTGATAAGGGTTATATGGCTTTTATTGAGCCTTTTCATGTGTGGCGTAAGGCGTATCATACGGCTGTTTTTGAGATGTCGGGTGTTCGTTTTTCGCAGGTTTTTGAGTCGTATTTTGATGCTAGTGATTGGTTGGATGATAAGGTTAAGGAGTTTGTTGATGTTTAGTGTGCCGTTGGCTTGTTCGTGTGAGGATAGGCCGTGTTGTGATTGTGGTCAGGAGTATCTGGTTGAGATGCGTATGTTTGGTAATTATGGTGTTGATTATTATAATGAGGTTGATGATTATTATGATGATATTGATTCTTATGATGACGATTATTTGGAGTGGTAATGTTTGATAGGACTAGTTATAATGTACTTAGTGCTGAGGATTATGAGCGTTTTGCTGATGAGCGTGATTATCCTTTGTATGATGATGCTTATTGGGAGGATATGGATGAGGCTTGGCGTTGTTCGTGTTGTTCTGATAATGTTGATTTTGTGACAGAACTTGCGTTTCGTGATGCTTGGTGGCTTTATACTGATGATGTTCTTTTTGAGGAGTGTGTGTAGTGTCTGATATTGTAACGTATCCTATGCTTAAGGAGCAGGTTGCTCGCCTTGAGGCTAAGGTTGAGTCTGATAAGCGCTGGAATGATCGTGTTACTGAGGTTCTTGCTAGTGTCTTGTTTAATGTTATTGAAGATACTTGTGTTTCTAGTGGTGATGTTGATAATGCTATTGATCGTTTGCTTAATAATATGAGTATTGAGCG